AGGCCGAACAAAGTCTCTATAACAAATATGCTCAACAAAGAAGGCATAAAGAAATTGAAGGTTATCTTACTGAATACAATCCTACTAGAAAGGGAGGGTTGCCTAGAGGTTGGAATCCTGACGGCTCGGTGCGTAGAAGTATTACTAGCACTTTGAAAAATTGGTGGAGTATCATTAAGGGAGAGTGAGATAATGGCTATCACATATCCAAACAGAGTTTACCGTGAAGACGAGGTAAAGGATATGTGGAATAAACAATCTAAAATTATTCTAGATAATTTACAAAAAAGTATGCAAGATTCACCTGAAGAGTTTTCTAAAATAAAAGATGCGATGGATATTAAACATCACGCTAAAGAAACAGTCAGTGCATTGAAGAAAGCAACCGAAACAGTTGGACCTGAAAAAATAAAGACGGGGCTTGCGGACCTAAAACAAAGGGTTGGTTGGGATGAAGAAACACAAACAGCATCAGGTAAAACTCAGTTCTTTGATGGTTCAAGTCTTCCTAAATATATAAAGGCTCTTGAAGACCCTGAACTACTACAAAAAATAAATAATGGCGAAGCTTCTAAAGATGAACAAAAAGCATATGCTAAACTATTACAAGAATATCATAAATCTGAAGCCGGTTTAATTAGAGACGCTGACGAAAATGCAACTAGAAGAATGTATGATCAGATAAATAATTCACCTAATGCTAAATCGGCTATGAAACAGTTTGTTATTAAATCTTTGCATTTACCTGAGACATTAGGATTAAATGAAGTTACTAAAGCTGGTGGTATTGATAATTTTTCTACTCTTTTTGGTTCAGGTGATGACGGTGCTATATTAAACGAAAAAACTATTGGAACTTTATTAGGGCAAAACTTTAAGGATACGTTATCTAAAGTAAGATCGGGAGAAGCAACAGTAAAAGATCTTAACAAAGTAATAGAAGAACAGATCGAGTTTGATACAGAAAAAGGTATGATAGTATTCAGACATGAAAATAATAGTGAGTATCCATTATTTGAGATGGGTGGTAGATCAAAAGGTATAATGGCTTCTTTAGCTCTAGAAATAAAACAAACACCTTTAATGGCGTATGCATTAAAAGCAGGAACTTTTAACAGCGATGACTGGACTGAAGAAGAAAGAAAAAAATTCGGATTAGAAATGAGGGGCGAAAAATAATGAAAACACAGCTACTATGCACATTCACAGTTAACAAGTCTCTGCGACCTACTATAGATCTTATAGTTGATACTTATGACGTATTATTCAATAAGATCTTTGTCTTAAAAAGCGTAGACACTAGCGAGTTAATGTGTACGTATAATGTAGATTCATCTCAACCCTTAACTATTTTAGACAACACAATATCACTTCATAGAAAAAAACACACAAATACTTTGTATACAATCAATGCATTGAACGAACTTATTAAATCTATTAACAACGGTGTTCTGGATACAAGCTTTCAAGTTGACTGGGATAAATACCGTAACTGTCTGTTAGCAACTAACGAGGACGGGTTACGCCATATATCTACAGAAGTCAAAGAAATTGTATATATCAAAGTAAAAAAATCATAAAAACAGTTGGTAGTCTGAGCTATTTTTCTTATATTTAGGTATAAATAAAGACGAATAAACTATGAGTGCAAACCTAAAAAAACTACAAGATTTCGTTAACGAAATGAAGTCTACATCTTCTCTACTTGAGAAAAAAGCAATTATCGAAAAAGTAAAAAACGATAATTTTATTACTAATGCGTTGTATTATACTTACAACGAATTCCTAAAATTTAATGTTACTTCAAAAAACTGTAAGAAGCTTGATCATATTATTGATGAAGAATGCGGGTTTGTTGATTTATGGGAACTATTAGATGATCTAAATAATAGAACTTATACTGGTCATGATGCGATAGCTATGGTTAATGGATTTGTTGATCAGCATAAAGAATATGAAGATCTTATATTTAGTATAATAGATAGAAATCTAGAAATTAGAGCTTCTGAATCTGTAATCAATAAAGTTATACCTGGTCTTATACCTACCTTTGACGTTGCACTAGCAACTAAATATGAACCTAAATTCTGTGACTTTGAAAACGAAGAATGGTTAGCATCTAGAAAGCTAGATGGTGTAAGATGTATCATTAGAAAAGAACAAGACGAGATAACTGCTTATTCAAGACAAGGTAACGAATTTACTACTCTAGCTAAAGTTATTAGAGAAGTATCTTTTATACCTGGGGACTTTGTTTTAGACGGTGAGATTTGTTTGATGGATGAAAACGGTAATGAACATTTTCAAGGCTTAATGAAAGAGATTAAACGAAAAAATCATACTATTAAAAATCCTAAATATGTTATATTTGATTATTTAACTTTGGAAGAGTTTGATACTAAAAAAGGTACTACTACTTTAGAAGATAGATATATTAGTTTACAAGGTTGTGATTTAACTGAAACTGATACGTTAAGTTTATTAGAACAACATCCAGTAGAGTCAGACGAGCAGTTAGCTAGTATGATAGCAGATGCTGATGAGAATGGTTACGAAGGTATTATGTTAAGACGTAATGCTGGCTACGAAGGTAAACGTTCGAAAAATTTATTAAAATGTAAAAAGTTTTTTGACGCAGAGTATAAGGTAGAAAGCGTAGATTTCGAGAATCATAGAGTTATTAGAGAAGGAAAAGAGGTTGTAGTTCCTATGTTAGCTCAGGCTTATATTACTCATAAAGGTTACGAGGTAGCCATCGGTTCAGGATGGAATCAAGAGCAACGTATTAAGTATCATGCTAATCCAGAACTGCTTATCGGTAAAACTATTACAGTTCAATATTTCGAAGAAACTAAAAATCAAGAAGGTGGTATCTCCTTACGATTTCCTACAGTAAAACATGTATATGAAAACGGCAGAAATTGTTAAAAACAGTTGGTAGTCTGCGATATTTTTCTTATATTTAGATATAAATAAGTGATAATTAAATAATAAAAAATGACTAGAAATTCAGTAAAAACTATGGTAAAAGTCCTTAAAGATCAAGGACCGATGACAGAAACTCAACTACATAACGCAGCGTTTGGTTATGATAGAAATAATAACTGGTTAGAATCTAATCTAAAATATGCTAAAATGCTTCGTAGAGGTATGGAAAAGGGTATTATAGATAGAATCGAGCCTGCTATGAAAGGTAGAGCTAAATTCCTTTACTTTGCTACTAAAGAAATAGAAGTACCTTGTTCAGCAGAACTAGATATGCAAATGGCTAACGAATCTGAAAATATACAATAATATGCCGGAAGCGAAATTCAAAACTTTAGATCACAAAGATCTTTACGCAACTACTCCTGATCCTAATCCCGAACTGCTAGGTATGCTATATAATATTCAGCTAGATGATGCTGATGGTGATGTAAGTTTTTATCGAGTAACCGTTCTTGATGGTAGAGATGGTGATATTTGGAATATTACTAACGATGGTACTAATATTGATCCTGACAGTCGATTCGGTAAAAAGATAGTAGATTTTGTAAAACTAGAAGTATCAGCTAGAGCGTTTGTTGACGGTGATGCTATGGATAACTGGTTTAACGAACAATCAGTATGATAGATAAATGGACTGAAACTTATAGCGAGATGGGTTCACGTGATAAAAAAACTGGAAAGTTAAGATATTACAACGTTGTACGAACTCATAACAATCAGTTTAGTTGTGAGTGCCCCGCAGCAACATTTCGCCGATTTCAAGAGTGCAAGCACATAAAAAGACTTAAAGAAAAACTTTGTCTATAGAGTAATGGCTCCGTAGTTCAACTGGATAGAATGGCAGATTTCGGCTCTGCTGGTTGGGGGTTCGAATCCCTCCGGAGTCACAAAAAAATAAAAAATGGGAATAGTAACTTTAATAGTATTGATTGGGCTAGGGTATTGGTTAATTAAGATACCTCTAGAAATAACTAAATTTATTTTAAGTATTTGTTGGTTTTTATTATTGAAGTTCGTATATTGGATAAAATATGGGTAAGTTAATATTAGGAATAGTTTTATTTTTAGCAGGTCAAGCTTTAATATGGATACAAACGAATGGTCAATTTGTTAATAACTGGGCAAAAGAGAACCCATTATATATGGCGTTAATATTTTCGTTTCCTATTAGTTATATGTTTATATATGCTACGACTTATGTAGTTGAATTTTTTAATGGCTCATTATGGCCAGGTAGATTTATAGGGTTCGGTACAGGTATGATAGCATTTAGTATACTAACTTATTTAATAATGGGAGAAGGTATTACTACAAAAACTTTTATATCTTTAATACTAGCAACTACATTAGTCGCTATTCAAATACTTTGGAAATGAGTAAAGCACCGAAACGACCTAAAGGAGGAAAACGAACTCCTTTTTATTGGTGGAGACGTTTTAAGTCGCATCGAAATCTACCATACAAAGCTCCGCTTATTGATAAAATAAGAAACGGAGACTTCGAATATCCTGAACTATTTCAGCATGCAAAATGGGAACTTGAATGGATGAAAGAAGATCAAGAAAAATTTATAAAAGAATATAAAGGGTTCGAGCCTGAGAGTGATAGATTATATCATGATATAGAAGCAAGATATAGAAAGCGGTATAACTTATTATTCGAAGATGCTGTAAAGGTAGAGCAAGATCGACTTATAAGACTAGTTGAACATCTATCAAAAAAGTTCGATATTCATAAGGATCTTATAACTGAGTGGATGGAGACGTTCGATGGAACTACTGAAGAACTTTATGATTATTGCGCAAAATATAAAAAAATGAATCCTAAAACTGTAAAGTTTTTAGATGGAAAAGTTGCGAAGAAATAAAATATTTCGTATATTTAGTATAAATAAGCTGTTAGCTGATACTTATTATAGTAACAAATGATAATTAACAACTAACTTTAATCAATAACAATTAACAATTAAAAGAGGAAAAATTATGGCACTAGACTTAGATGCAATCCGAAAAAGACTATCCGGTCTTCAAAACCAAACAGGTAGAACAAATAATCTTTGGAAGCCTGAACCAGGTAAACAAACAATCAGAATCGTACCTTATCAGTATAATAAAGATAATCCATTTATCGAGTTATTCTTTCATTATGGGTTAAATGGTAAGACTTTCTTATCACCAGTAACGCATGGGGAAGCTGATCCGGTAGTTGAATTCGCTGAAAAACTAAAAGCTACAGGTAATAGAGATGACTGGCAAATGTCAAGAAAACTAGAACCGAAAATGAGAACGTATGTTCCAGTTATCGTAAGAGGTCAAGAATCTGAAGGCGTTAAACTATGGGGATTCGGTAAAACTGTTTATCAAGAATTATTAAGCTTTATAGCTGATCCTGACTATGGTGATATTACTGATCTAAATGCAGGTAGAGATGTTACTGTAGAGTTTATGACAGCAGCTGAACTTGGAAAACAATATCCACAAACTACGATTAGAATTAAACCTAATCAAACTCCAGCAACTGAAGACAAAAATGTCGCTGAAGCGATAATGAACGGTCAAAAAGATGCGAACGATATATTTAAGAAAGTATCATACGATGAGTTAAAAGAGCAACTAGCAATATGGTTAGATCCTGAGCAAGGAGAATCTGAAACTTCAACTGGTTCAGCTACACCAGCTGCTAATACGCAACCTACATCAACGAATACTAAAAAAGTAGATGATGTAAATACTGCATTCGACGAATTATTTAATAATTAAGAAGAGGGTTATATATGTCTAAAAAGACTACGAGAGACGACTTAGCTGATGTTTTAGCTACTAGTCTTAATAAACAATTCAAAGGTTACAAAGTTGCTTACTTCCTAGATGGTTCAGAAGAGACTCCCACCGATCTTACAGAGTGGATCTCTACTGGATCTTCTATGCTCGACCTAGCTATATCTAATAGAAAACACGGAGGAATACCAGTTGGCAGAATATGCGAATTAACTGGTCTAGAAGCATCAGGTAAATCATTACTATCAGGTCATATTTTAGCTAATACACAAAAGAAAGGTGGTTTAGCAGTTTATATTGATACTGAAAATGCATGTAATGAGGATTTCTTGAGAGCTATCGGTGTTGACGTAAAAGATATGTTATATATACAGCTTGATACGATCGAGGATATTTTTGAAGTTATAGAAAATATTACTGCTAAAGTTAGAGAATCTGATAAAGATAGAATGGTAACTATAGTAGTTGATTCTGTAGCTGCAGCAACAACTCGTGTAGAACAAGAAGCTGATTATAGTAAAGATGGTTGGGCTACAAGTAAAGCTATTGTATTATCAAAAGCAATGAGAAAAATAACTCAAATGATGGGTAGACAAAAGGTTACTTTAGTATTTACTAATCAATTAAGAGTTAAA